ACGAGTGATATGGTCACGAGCAACTTCTTCACGAGTACGGTTCAGCAAAATACTGAGCCTGTCCAACTCGTCAAATTTACCTTTGAGCAAAAAACCCATGACTGCAACGATTGCACTCAGGGCGGCGTTCCACAACATCATTTCCATATCAGCACTTCCATCTTGCAAGTGAAGCTGCTTTACGAGTGGGCTTACCCTTCTCGTCTTTCATTGGCCCCGGCATACCACTCATGCGTGCGCAGAACGAGTCCTTGCGCTTGCCACCCTGCGGTTGCGGAGCTTTGAGGTTGCTGCCGGTTGCAGCGTTGTACTTGGCACGGCCTTTGGCAGTCAGACCCGCTCCCTTGGAAGCAGGCAGCTTTTCACCACGACCAATAGCAAGGGATGGGCCTTTATTTTTAGCCATAGAACACCGTGATTTTTGATGCTGTGGGCAAAGTTACGTGTATATCAGTTAGATACAACACTCCCTCACCCGGCACTAAAACAGAAAACGCAGATTGGTTGGTAGACAAATTAAACTGAAGGCGAACTGTGCCGGAAGCGCCGCCATCCCTAAGAATAATGTCTCCCGCAGTACCGCCGGGCGTGACAATCAGACCTTTAAGTCTGTTGCGTCCCGACACCACCGTGCCTGTAGTTTCTTTGTGAACCGCCAGTACGTCATATTGCATGCCCATAATCAATCTCCTTCAGAACAGGGGCCGAAGCCCCTTGGGTTGATTAAGCAGACGCTGGGAACTGCGAACCGTTAGAGTCAGCAACCGTGTAGACGATGGTGTACTGCACCGTACCAGCAGTAACAGCGGCCACAGTGGGAGTCATTGTGGCAATCACTTTAACGTCCGTTGCGCCAATACCAATCCCGCTGGGGGATGCAGTAGAGGCTGCGCCGCACCATGCGCCTAATTTGGCGGCTGCGTTGCTGATAGCCGCACGGCCAGCAGTAGTCACATCTGTAGCGGCCCAGTACAGGGCTGCGGTAGTGCCATCTCCAATGCTGACGTTGGCGGCAGTGGAGCCGGTAAACGCAACAATGGTGTCAATGTTGATGTCAAGGATTTGAGCGCCAGCAGGCAACACGCAGATGGTGTCAGTAGTCGCAGAAGCGGCTTGGCCTGTGTAGTTCTTCTTGAAGGTCTGAGAAACGACGGTTGCGCCGCAGTTTTCAATAGTACCGACAGTGGTGCCAGTTGTGTTGCGGACAGTGCCAAGCAGCCAAGGGCCAAGGTGAGTTGCGAATCCCATGATATTTCCTTACATACAAGTGAAGTGCATCAATCGGTATGTCGTCTGCCGGGACAGTTTGATGCACCGGAATTCCCGGAGTGATTCAAATATACACCAAATAACAAAAAAGAAAAGCCCCCGAAGGAGCTTTTCTTTACGCCGTTTAAGCGCCGGGGGAACCGAAGATACCCAGAGGGTCGGAAACACCGAAGCTGTAACGCTCGCGGGCCTTGTAACGGCTGTTGCCGGTATCAAAGTCAGCGTCCATGCCATTTTGCAATGGGCTACGGACAAAGTGCTTTAAGCCATTAGGCACGTCAGTCATCAGGAACCATGCGTTGGTATCTGTCAAGTAGTGATTGACACAATAACCTTCGCGGATGGAACTGTTGTTCTTGAGCGCGTTAATGTCGTTGTCGGTGGTGCCGACGCGGAGTTCGGTTTCCAACAGACGGGTTGCAACGAATTGCAACGTTGGGGGCACGACCAGCTTCTTAGGCTGAGCAGCGATCAACAGGCCACGTTCGTCTGTCCAACCAGCGATCTGAATGACAGCGGCTTCCAAAGAAGTCTCATTCAAGTCGGCAGCGACAGTAGGACGATTGCTGTTGGTACCACCAGACACCAGAGGGTGGGCTGTCGAGCACAGAACTTGACCGTCACCGTAGGTGGGGCCGCCAGTAAAGGCAGTGTTCAAGATCGAAGCAGCTTTAACTTGCTTGGTGTAAGCCATGGCGCGAGCCAAAGCCTTGGTGTATCGAGCGGACAACGAGTCATACAAGTTGTCTTCGATAGCCTCTTCGGTCAGAGAGAAACCCATCGCAATGGTTTCGTGCACGTAACGTGCAGTCCACGCTTCTTGCGCGTTGTCGTACGCCAATGCAGAACCTTCATTCTTCACTGGAGCGGCACTGAAGCCAGACAACTTGGTTTCTTCTTCAAAAGAACGCTCAGAGGTTTCGGTCTCGAAAATCTCTTTGTGCTCTTCGCCGTACTTTTTGTACTCCAAACCAAACAAGGCGTTTAGGCCGGGGAGCAGTTCTTTAAGTAGTTGTGCGCGTGAAATAGCCATGATTTAGCTCCTTATACACCGGTTGAGTTGTTGTACTGGTGCATAGTTGCATTTATCTTGACGATAAACTCAACAAATGTATCAGAGCCTGTTGCTGTCTCACGAACCACATCAATGATGCGGATAGGCAGCGTATTGGTAGTAGCTTGAGTGCCTTCATCAATAGCCACTGCTGAGTTACCAGTGGTGGTAGAGCCAGCGTTTTGAATCAAAGCAATGTTATTACCAATAGCAGAAATGCCCATTCCAGCCACAGTTGTGCTTGAAGAACAAGAGACTACTTGGAACAGCGTATCAGGATCATCAGCGACCACAGCGAAGATTTTTGTCCCCGAAGCAATTGCTTGGCTGGCTGGATAGTACTGTTGTTGTTGGACTTGACCAGTTGACTGGTTAGTAAACTGAACGCCCAAAAACACACCGCAAGGCGTGGCAGTTGTGGTGCCAGTGTCCTTTTCGATAGTGCCATCAGAAATACGTTTAACCAAATCGCCGTAGAAAATGCTGGTGGCATAGCCACTTGCAATTTGCATCAAGCGGGTTGCACCCGCAAACACCTGTCCACCAATTAGGTTTACAGGTTTTAGCCCGTAGGGGGCGTCTACCGTGGGATAAGCCATTTGTGACTCCAAAAAAGTTAAGTTCCATTACCAAAACGAGACACCGTAGTTTTGCGTTCGTTGTAGAGCGGCATACGGGGGTCGTTTTCGCGCATGAGATTGTTGTCAACTGATTTCATCTGTGACGACGCTTGGTTGTTAAACCAATTGTTGCGGTCATGGACAAACTCAGTGGGGGTTTTGCATAGCATCAGACCACCAATCACGATATTGTCTTTGAAGCGTTCGTTTTCAACGCCAGCAACGAAAATTTCGGGGTGATCGGCAGCCTTAACGGGCTCCCAGCCTTCTTGTAGTTTCAAAGACACATTCATGGCATCGGCTTCGCCGCGAGTGCTGATGCGAACCCAATGGAATTCATAGCCATCCTCCGGGAAAGGAGTTGGCAAGGTTTCGGGTCGAGACCACGATTTCTTGCGGGCCGTTTTTTCACGGGTTTCCAGTTCACGATTAAGTCTGTTCTCAGCCATTTTGTTTCCTCAATTCTATAGCAACCTGTTTGGCGTATTCGTTTAGTGGCACTCCGAGCCTGTTAGCCAGAGCAACCTGTGTACGGGAGAGAGTGATCTTTTTAGGGGCCACACTTCGAGTAGCAGATGCAACGACTGTCGTCTTGCGACGACGCTCTTCGGTCACCTCCTCGTGGTCATCATCGTCCTCAAAGGACTCTGGGAACACTTGGCGCATACGAGAGTTGATTTTCTCGTAGTAATCGTCAGATCGCGGGTTGACGCCCTGTTTGACCAGTTTTTGGTGCAACCCCAGCGCAAAACTGGTCATCTCATCGTCTTCTCCGAACCATTTATTGGCTTTTTGCCAATCTACGGCGCGGTCATCAACAGACTGTGCTGGGGCGGTTGTTTGCGTTTGTACATCATACTCGTCTTCTTGTAAAGTGGGAAGTTTTAGGTTGTTTACTCGCTCAACCTTCATTTTTGCAGTAGTCAGTGCCTCTTGAGCCTCGACCACGGCGTCCGCTTCCCCAGACTCGTAGGCTTTCTTGTACTGGGCTTTGGCCTCGTCATGCTCGGCAGCGGCCATCTTTTTGGCCGATTCCAGCATCGCTTCTTGGTTCTTGGAGACAGTGCCCTTGAGCTTTTTGTTCTCCTCAGCGATCTGTTGCGCATAACGCAACGCTTCCTCACGTTCTTTGGCGGCAGATTCTGCTGCACGCCGCTGGTCGTGATAGCCCTTGCTAAAGTGTTGCAGGCGCTTGCGCACCTTTTCGGAATACTCGTCCATTTCCTCTTCGGAAAGCTCCATAGGAGCCTTAGAACGCTTCTTCCCTTGATCTTCTTCGGGGCGGTCATCAACCACCTCAATGTCAAAATCGTCTTCCTTGGCTTTCGCCTTGGCCTTTTCGCGCTTGGCTTCTTCATCCGCAGCGCGTCCTTCGACTTTCAGCGCAAAGCTGCCGTCGCTATTTTCCACAAAGTCTGTTTTATCCGACACCTTATCGGGGTCGGGAAACTCAAACTCCACCTTTTGTATAGCCATGTTCTACTCCTTATGCACGCGATATGCCACGCGGGTCGGCTACGACAGCCTCAATTGAGTCGTCGTTCATGATCCGATACTCTACACCATTCACACTGACACGAGTGCCAGAATATGAGGGGAATACCACATAGTCACCTACCTTGCACCAAGGGCCATTTGGGAAACGGCTCTTGTCAGAGTAGGCTTGATCGCCCATGTCGAGCACAAGGCCCACAGTAGACATGATGCGTTCTTCACGCATCGTTTGCTTTGCCTTGAGGATGCCCATTTCTCCAAGGGTTTCCTCAATTTGCGGTAAAGCAATCAGCAACCGATACCCAACAGGCTTTGGAAGCTGGGCTTCCACTTCTTCGTCAGTTACGGCGGTTTCGACTTGATCAGTCATTGTCTTCTTCTTCCATTTGAGAACGCGAAAGGTCTTTCGTGGTTTGGGTAGCAAGCTGGAGACCCCGAATCCTGCCTACTACTTCCCGATATTCAGCAAAGTCTTTAGCTCCACCGTTTATCAAGAACTGGGTTGAGGAAGCTATATCTTCCTCGTGTTTCATAACGAGCACGTCAAAGACGGATTTGGCCATGGATTACTCCTTCTTCCCTTGGGGTTTTGGTGTGGCTAACACCTTGAGTGCATCAAGTTTCAGACGTTGCTGAGCTTGGGATTCTTGTGCCTTGACACGATTGGCCTCCTTGTCGGCCTCGATCTTGACGCGCTCTTTCTCCATAACGAGTTTTGCTGCGGCAATCTCTGCGTCGGTCTGGTCTTTCTGGGCCTTGCGGGTGACCTCCATCTCCTGCACCTTGACCTTGGCCTGCTCCAACTGGAACAGGGGGTCTGCGGCTTGCTGCTGGGCTTGTGTCTGCGCGGCTTGCTGCTGGTGCTGCTGGGCCAACTGCTTGCCACCATCGGCAATGAGCTTGGACAACTGAACTTCCACGTCTTCTGGCAACTGCTCGTCTGGCGGTGGCAAGGTGACACCGAGGCGTTCCTCCATCTGTTTGCGGTAGCTGAAACCCAAGTGCTCGGCAATGTGTGCCTGCAACGAAGCCATGATCTGCTGGGCTTGTGGGTTCTGGCCAATGGTCTGCGCAATCATCGGGTCTTGCATAAACGACGTGTGGGTCGCAATGTGTGCCTCGTGATCTTGGTAGATAAACGCTTTCATCGGTTTGCCCACCAACGCTGACATGTTCTCAGACACTGGGTCACGTGGCTTCTGATCCTCGCTCGTTGGCACAATCTTGTCGGCGTTCTTGATGCCCAGCACCTCAATCATCTGACGGTGCAGATAGGGCAAGTCATAAATCTGCGGGGCAGACTGAGACATCTGGAACACAGCTTGGTACTGCACCACACGCTGGGCCATCGTGCTGCTGTTGGGGTCGCTGACAGGGATGACATCCACCATTGCGTAGTCAGACTTGCGGGCCTTGGCCAGACCCGTCTCAGGCTGGTAGCCGTATTCCTCGGGTGCTTCTTCTGCAATGATCTTCTTTAAGAGCTTGAACTCTTGCTTCATCGCATAGTGCACACGGGCTTGCACAGCCGCCATGGGCTTGAGGGTGCGCTCCAGCAATGCCAGCGTGGTGCCCACGGGTGCGTTTGCGCTCATGTCCGACACGTTCATGTCGCTGATTGCGCCAAGGCGACGGCCTTCTTCAGTAATCCGTTGGAGGAGGGCCAGAAGTGTTTGCGATGGCTCCTTGTACGGGAGCATCATGATGTTGTCTTTGATCGAGCCGCTGGGCACGTCCACGTCGCGGAACTCACCGGGGTTGATCGGTGTGTCGTCACCCTTGACACGCAGGCCACGGGCCTTCAGACCACCCGGCAGGTTTGATAATGTGCCAGCATCAACAAGTTGACGAATGATTGAGGTGCCTGCGCGGGCGTAGCCGCCAATGATGTGGATGAGTCCCAGACCATAGAAGCCAAAGCCGGGCACATATACATAGTGCACGAAGTGGTCATCCTTCAAACGCAGCGGGTCTTCTTCTTCCCAGTTGCGACGCACAGAAAGAACTTCTCCTGTGCCACGGTCAATAGTCACCACGTAGGGCTTGGGTAAGTCATCTTCCTCGTCATCTACGCCGTCAATCAGCATGTCAACGCTGATCTCCAACAGTGTGTATCGCTCGTCATTCTGGATTGTGTAGCCGCCTTCTTCAGCCTTTTTCTTTTCCACGTCTGTGGGGAACGACTGGGGGTCACCAAGGTCAACCTCACGGTAGAACCCGCTGGCCATCAGCTTGTCCATCTCGTTCTTGGTTTTGCGCATCACGTGGGTGACACGCTCGGCCTGCTCAATGTGTGACGCACCGTAGGGCACTACAACATCTTCTGCTGGGAGGTAGATAGAGACTTGACGGCCAAGCAGCGGGTCAAAGTACACCTTCTTAAACGCGCTACCTGCCAGACCCAAGCTGTACAGCATGCGCTCATGCTCAGGCCGGTACTCGATCATGCGCTCTGTCAACTGATAGTTCATGTCGTTCTTGACGCGCTCAGCGGCTTCTTCCTTCTCCTTTGTGGTCTTGCCAAGAATCTTTGTCTTGACAGGGCCAGCGGCAGGGAATGTCTCGCTCATGGTCTCAGCTTGGAACCGGATTGCCGCCTCGGCCAACACTGTGGAATACACGCCACAGGCGTCGTCCCACGGCTCGGTGCGCTCCTCATACTTGAAGCCCAGCACCTCCAGACCCTTGACGAATGTGTCGGCCCAGTCTTTGCGGGCCACCATGTCGGCCTCAAACAACTCAATCAGGTCACTGGACAGGGTGTGCAGCACGCCCTCATCAACGTGTTCTGCAAGGTTGCACTCAAAGTCAGTCTCGTCCTTCTCATCCGTGGCCTCGCCCATGATGATCTCAGCGCCGCCGTCGGGCAACATGTTGACCGTGGACTCCTCGTCCATCGTGACCTCAATACTGTCACCCAAGCTCTCCAGCCCTTGTGGCGCGGAGTACAAGCTCTTGCCCATCGAATCTGTTGCCATGATCTATCCTTAGTAGTACCCGCCCTTGCGGGATTTGAAATATCGAATCTCATCCGGCTCATCAGAAGGCAATCGGATGAAGCCCCCTTGGCGAAACCGCATCAGTGCCATTACTGTCGAGTCCACCAAGTCATCGTTACTCATGAATGGAAAACCTGCAATCTCCTCCACGACCTCTTCGGCCCAGCGAGTGTCAGGCACCCAACACAGACCAGAGCGCACGATGTCTGCCACAGAGTTTAACCGTGCCAGCTTATCTCCGCTACCTCTGTGTGGGGTGAACTCCCCTACAGGAATGCCGGTGCGCCGCATCTCTTGGTAGAGCTGCGTGCCTGCGGATTTCTTCTCCACGATGAACGCATCTGGCTCCCACTCTTTGTACTCAGAATACGCGAGTTCTTTTAACTCTGGGAACTCCAGACGCTTCTTGATTGAGTTCAGCAGGATGATGTTGTGGCACCCCTCCTCGTCGTTCATGAACACGCCCCAAGTTGTCAGGGCGGTAAAGTCAGCGCGGTTGTGGCTCTCAGCCGCCGCGTCCAAACTCATGATCACGTACTCACACACCGGTGGGTCTTCTTTCTCCCAGAGCTTCCACCAGTCGCGCTTGACAACTGACGCTTCTTCTGCGGTGGGATTTTGCTGGTACTGCGCGTTCCATTGGAACGTAGGCATTGACGCCTTGGTGCGCAGCAGTGCTTTCATGTCAAAGAACTCTGGCCACAACGGCTTTTGCACAATGCTGCCGTCTGTCTGCTCCGTGTCTACGATGGCTGGAAACTCAATCACCTCGTACTGATCAGAGCCCTCGTTGGCCCGCATGTCGTTGGTGACGCGCCCAGTCAGGTCGTTTTGGTGCCAGCGTGTTTGAACAATGGCAACCCGTCCGCCCGGCATAAGACGAGTACGAGCACCGTATGTGAACCACTCGTATGCTTTATCAAACACGTCAAAGTTGCCGTTGATGATGTCTTGCTCGTTATGAGGATCGTCAACAAGAAGCAAATCAGCGCCACGACCAGCCAAAGCAGAACCGACACCACAAGCAAAATACTCTCCACCTGCGCCGGTGCTCCATCGACCCGCACTCTTGGAATCCGACGCAAGACCGACGTTGGGGAAGATAAGTTTGTAGGCATCTGAGTCAATGATGTTCCTGACCTTGCGGCCAAAGTCCACGGCAAGGTCTGTGGTGTGGGAGACCATCAGCACCTTCTTATTAGGGTATTTCCCAAGAAACCAAGCTGGGAAATAAATAGACACCATTTGCGACTTGCCATGACGTGGTGGCATGTTCACGCACACACGGTCTTTGTTTCCCGCAGCAATGTCCATGAGCAAGTTGGCCAACCTGCGGTGGTGCTTGCCCACCTTGTAGTCTGGCTGCATGTGCTTGCAAAACTCAACCAGATCATCAAAACACGCCTTGGCCGTCTTGCGGCTGTCAATGGTGTCTGCAATCTTCTCAATTTCGGCCTGTTCCTCGGGGGAATAAGCGTCAATGTTGTCCAGCATCAGCCGGATTTCTTCCTCTGTAAAGTCGTCTGCACTGAGGGAAGTGCTCTCAGTCATCAAAACTCTCGATTTCCGACTCAAATACAGCCGGTTTTTGCACGTTTTCTGCAATTTCTTGTGGAATTTCGGGTTTGAGGCCCATTTCTGCATCCACGTCGATGACATCCCCACCAATTTCAACCGCATCGGTGGGCAGATCGGGTCTGTGAATCAATCTTTGGAGCTTGGCACGCAGTCGGGCCTTCAATTCGTCCGTTGACTGGTGCGTGATTGTCACTTCTGACCTGTCTGTGAACAGCCCCACGTCCGAATGCTTGCCCAAAAGCTCCAGTGCACGGATTCTGATGCGCGGGTCGGGGTTCTGGGACTCTTCCAGCAACCGGTTTGTCACCATGTGACGCACCTCAATGGCATGTGTGACCACAGCCCTGCCATATTCGTCCAAATACGACCGAATGTTCAGAAGGGAAGCAGGCGTCAGTGATGACGCACGTGCATGTGATACTGCGTTGCTGGTGTTGTGGGGGCTGTTGGCGTACGCCGTGGTGATTGCAGCCGCAGCTTGTGCATCTTCCTCGTTGGGTTCTTGCACCTCCAGTCCATGTTCCTCTAATAGAAGGATGGAACGGCAGGCGGCCTCAGCCCTTTCTCGCAAGTCGAGGTATGGAATGTCTGGGATGATCTCCACCCCGAATTCTGGCATGAGTTCAATTGTCATTGTGCGCAAGTCCGTGTAGACCGATGGTGTTGGTGTGGGTTTGGTTTTCATGGGTTTACCATTCTCCCGAACGGCGCAGACATAGCCCTGCACCCGGCGTGTACCTTTGTCTATCGTCCTTGTACACCAACGCGCACAGTGTAGTGTATTTTTTCAAAGGATGTCAAACTTCCCTATGGGGGGTGTTCTACATAAACGCAGAGTTAACGCTACGTAGGTATCCTAAAAGATGTTATGGGGGGTAGTCCTATGTAACCCGCCAAGACGTACCGGTGTGTTATGTATAAACAAGATATAGTTTAATCTCTATATAGGGTTAGGGAAAATTTTTATGGGGTATAGGCACTTTTTGAAGGTGGGGGGTATTTGCGCGGAATAGTATACCTACGCAGCCACAGGGACTCCTAACCACACAGTGGGGGGTGGCGTACGGGTGGGTCAGTCATAGGGCCAAATCCGATTCGGTGTGATGTTATACGCGGTATAACAACTATCGGATTCTATCTAATCGTGCCTATTCCTTGACAATCACACTATACGCTGTTACAGTTCAGTCATCGGTTCAGACAACGCTTTGATTGTCTGCCGATTAACCCTTGAAAGGGGATTGTATGTCTACATTGAAATTGTCTGCTGAGACCATCAGCACTGTGGTGGAAACTCTGAAGGCTGACACGGCTGTGCAGAAACGCTGGTTGAAAGCGGCTGACGCTATGCGTGCTGAAGGTGTGACGTCTGAGACGTTGGACAACGACAAGGAATATCGAGACGCATTCAAGCGTGACGTTATCCTGCTGTCCTTCACCAAGACGGAGCAGGCCATCATGGCCAAGCCTACAACCTCACTTAGTGAGGAGGAGAAGGTCACCAAGCGTTGGATTATTCAGCAGACTGGTGCCAAACTGGTGAAGGTCACCAGTCACGTTCGCAAGGCTGAGCAGGAGGAAATGCTCACGGATGACGAACGTGGTGCAAAGAAGGTCAGCGACATGGCCACACGGCTGAAGCGTGATCTGACGGCATGGATTGACAAGGTGGAGAAGGCTGAAGCGGTGACGTTCTCAGCCACTGAGATGGTGAAATATCTGAAGTCTGCTTCAGCACTGATCAAGTAATTGATCAACCCCAAACCCCTGATCGAAAGGTCAGGGGTTTTTTTTCGTCTAAATTTTCTCGATGTTATCCGCCGTATAACAACTGATACCAGTTCCTGAAGCGGCGACGAGCACGATAGCCAGCGGCACGCCACGCGCCCGATCCGTGAGCCTGAAGCTCATGACCACACACAAACAACTCACCACGTGATACCCCACGCACCCGAATCGCTTGATTTTTTCCACCGTGTTATCTGCCGTATAACACCCGAAACCAGTTCCTAAAGCGGCGGCGAGTACCAACTGTTCGTTTTTGGCTTTGTTCTATTGTTCGTTTTTAGATGTTGTTCTACTGTTCGTTTTAATTAGTTTTACATTGTTCGATTCACTCAAATGGCTAACATGTTTTTTGTAACGGCTAATGTTCGTTTTTACCCCCTAATGTTCCGCAATGTTCCTGCAATGTTCGTTTTCGTAAGAACATTATAAAACTGCATTAGATGTCAATTGATGCACTGATATGAGAGACAGAATAAAATATCTTGTTTATTAGATAATAAGATAATAGATAGATAGATAGTTTGTTTGTAATGTTCTTTTTTAGGAAAAGAGTCCGAAGGTATAAATTGTCCAGCCAGCTTTTTTGCCCAAGAATTTAAAAAGTTGCGACGTGTTCCAAAAAGGTCGGGGTATGTTTAAAAACACGGTACTTCCAGAACATCGTGGTACATCAAGGACTTGCATAGCTACATTACAAGAACATTTACCTTTCTAAAGAACACTTCACAATACCTAATAACACACCACAATCAAGCACCAAACACTTGACTTAGACAGTTCATTATGTTATACTATAGTCTGTTGGTTGATAAAGTGTTCTGAGGGTTCAAAACCACCAACAATGTTATACGCCGTATAACAACTTATCAGGAGATACATCACATGGCAAAGCCCCGTCGTACCCCCGACCGTGAACACCACGCCCATCAACTTGTTTGCACCTCATGCTACGCACAGCGCGTGGCCCCGATGCGTTCTCGCCTCGGCTACACCACATGCCTCGATTGCGGTGAGACTGCCGCCAAAAAGGTCAAGCACACAGTTGCGCCCATGAACAAGTCAAACTACATGCTGTTCACCGATGCGACCCTGCTCAAACAACTTAACCCCAAGCGCACTACGTGACGCTAACAACCAAGGAGATAGAAGATGAACGTATTTATTGACCTCAACAAAGTTTTCACAGAAGCCATGAAACACATGCAAGAACCGAACGACCTGCGCTGGTCTATTGGTATGGCACTTCAAGAACTGTATGGGGATGAGTGGGTGTATGAACTTCAACGAGCTATGACTTACGAGTTTGAAAAGGGGCAGACCAAATGAAACGACTCATCACACTTCTCGCCCAAGCCGTTCTTGGTGCGGCGTTCGTTGCGTTTATTGCGTTCATGCTCATCGAGTGGGCATCGGGGTGCGGTGAACACTACGTGGACTCCAAGGGCGTGACGCACATCAACGAGTGCACATTCACAACACAAAAGAAAGGTACAAACTGATATAAAACACCACAAAACACTTGACTTAGATACTTTGACGTGATACAATAGACCCATCGACTCGGAGATCGCCTTGTCGGTAAACAAACCAAACCAAGTTATACGCCGTATAACAAACAAAGGAAACGAAGATGACAAACTCAATGACGGGCACCACGGTGCCATCCATCTCAACAGCGGCAATGCTCGTTGAATTATCCATCGGCACATGGACTGGCCGCAAACTCGACAAACGTGCATCGCAGGATGTCACGTCACAGAACAACGCCGACAAGGGCGTGGCCAACGTGCACAAGAAACTTCTCGGCGACTGCGCCGAATTGGATGCGGTGCAGAAGTTCACAGCCAATGCACGTAACGTGCACTACGCTTGCACCATGCCGTGGTCTGACACAGGTCTGCGCTTGTTGCCAACGACCCAGTATTTTAAATACCATGCAGAGATGACCTCACTGCAAAGTGAGTACCAACGGCTTGTGCAAGCGTTCTTGGATGCGTACTCATGGGAGATACAGAACAGCCAACTCAAACTGGGCGCACTGTTCAACGCTGACGAGTACCCGACCGCTGACTCGCTGACCTCGAAGTTTCGGTTCAAGATGAATTACATGCCGCTCCCCGACTCAAACGACTGGCGCGTGTCCATCGGTGACGAGACCGAGCAAGCATTGCGTTCTCAGTACGAGGGTTACTACGCGACCCAACTCCAAGCGGCCATGGGTGACGTGTGGCGCAGAGCGCACGATGCGCTGACAAAGATGTCAGAGCGCCTCGATTACGCTGACGACATGACCCGCAAGGTGTTCAGAGATTCACTCGTGTCAAACGTGACGGACATCATCGAGTTACTCGGTGCATGCAACGTGACAGGCGACCCCGTGATGATGGCGGCACAGCGCGACTTGGACGAAGCCATGCGTGGTATCACACCTGATGCCCTGCGTGAAGACCCCTACCTCCGCGCTGAGACTCGCCGCAAGGTCAACGAGGTTCGCAAGACCATCGACAACCTGCCAAGCCTCGGCTTCTAAGTTATACGCCGTATAACAACTCAACCCCAACCTAAACCTCAACAGGAAAATTTATCATGGCTAACCAAGCAATCGCAATGTATTCTCTCGGCCTCGACCAAATCGAGACTGCCATCCGTATCGGTGGCAACAAGCGCACCATCCTCGTGCAAGGTCACATGGGCACAGGCAAATCATCCCTGCTCAAGACCTTGGGCAAAGCCCTGCCGAATCACATCATGTGCTACTTTGACTGCACCACAAAAGACCTC